TTTGTAAAATTGCGGGAGGGGTGGGGCTTATATAAATATTTTCTTCGCGGCGAATTGTGTGGGGTGGGGGGTCGATCATCCTCCAAACGCGCAGATTTCTACCCCGCTTAACGTATCACGTTATTGACGGCGTGTCAAGAGCTATAAAATGCCGGCACGGTAGCCTGATACCGTTTCCACTATGTCAAGCGATATATCTTGAGCGGTATCTGGATACCATTAACGCATAGTCAAGAACTATAAATGCCAGCACGGTATCAGGATACCGTTTCGATTATATCAACGACTATTTTGCGAACGGTATCAGGATACCGTTTTGAATAGATCAATCCCTTTTATTCCCCTCACATAAGGGGTTGACACTACGTCATGGGCTCATGGTAGAATACAGGCGCGGCCAATGATGGCCGTGTAATGATAAGGGCAAAGACAATGTTAAACTATTATCGCGATGGAATTGAGATCGATCAAACCGAAGCTTTCCAACGTGCAGGGGAAGCAATGCTTTGCAGCGGCGGGGATATCGAAGAATTGAACAGCATCATTTGGCGCATGGAAGAGGACGAGGAAGCACGGGAGATTTTCGAAAGCATTTCGCGAATTGAAGTTATGAAGAGGGGGGAATAGAACATGCCCCTTCCCAAGCTCTTCTCGACAGACAGCGCGAAAGCCATAAAGGCAGATGCCTTTGGATACTTAAACGCCATACACTACATGGCACCACATACGAGTGGTGGAGTAGGCAACTTATGTGCAGGCGCATCACCTGAGTGTATTGCAGCATGTCTTGGCAAATACTCGGGCCAAGCGGCTATGGTTGCGGACCTTGAGAACGGGACCAATAGCGTCCGAGAAAGTCGCAAGAGAAAGGCGGAATTATTCTTCGAAGACCCCAAGGCCTATTGCGTCCGCATGGCCGACGACATTGGCAAGCTTTACGTTAAGGCCGTGAAGCTTGAGAAGCTTCTATGCATCCGCCCCAATGGTTCTCAAGACGTACCTTGGGAACGTATCAGGTTTGACTATGGGACACTGCACAATGTCACCATATTTGAATTGTTTCCGCTCGTGCAATTTGTGGATTACACAAAGCTTCCTGAGAGAATGATCGCACCACCTGCAAACTTGCATCTTACGTTTTCCTTCTCGGGCCACAATTGGGCCATGTGCGAAAAGCTTTTAAAGCTTGGGCGCAATGTGGCGGTGATATTCGGCGAAGGCCTTCCGGAAGTTTACCAGGGTCATATGGTGATCAATGGCGACCTGCATGACCTTCGGCACCTGGACCCGCGCACGGGCGTTATAGTTGGCCTATCGCCCAAGGGGCGCAAGGCCAAGGCTATGCAATCGGCCTTTATCATCCGGGATTATTCAGAAATGAAGGAGGCAGCATAATGTTGCAACATTCAAAAGCGATTTCTGAATATGCAGAAAGGGAGGTAGAGCACCGAATGAATATATTAAACGCTCGGTTTATGTCTTTCGCTCTTACTCAAGCCGAATACACCGCAGAGGTAAAAACATTGCGGTTATGGGCGGAAGCACAGTGTTCAATTGCGTATTCTGCGATGGGATGGGCCGCCTAATGCGCGATATAGCAAGCATGCTGCTAGCATGGACGGCGGGTGTTCTCGGGGCGTTGGTGTTTTACGCCTTGTGCCTCATAACGTGAGGCAAGGGAACACGAGACAATAAAAAAGGGGGGCACATTGCCCCCCTTCTTCTTGCCTACTGTAGGCCTTGCTAGGCCTTTAGGGCGGCCATGCTGGCGGCCAGGGTCCATAGCGCCGTGTTAAGGCGGATATCGTTATCAATTCCACGAACCGCCCTAGACGATACCCGGCGAGTACCCGTAGCATTCAGGCCTTGCAAGCCACCACGGATCACGTTTTCCTGGACGCGATTAAAGGTCCGCCACAAATCGCGCCCCTGATCATCGGGACGACGCGCCGCAAGAAGGCGGATCGGGTTAATCGTAGTATCCTCCGCGCCGAAACGAACCGTATGTGCGGCATTGGCAAACGCTAGGCTTTCGTCGTCGCTCAATTCGATTTCCGCCCACGCCTTCGCGGCTTCAACCGCCTTGCCAGTGTTTTCCAAAACCTTAAAAGAACCCTCAATAACTTTGGAAGTGATGTTCCCGCTGTGCTGTACTTTCAGCGAGCCGACAAGCGAATCCGCGACCACCATACCGTTAAGGCAAACGAGGCGGAACATCCCGGCCATGAGCCTATAGGCGGACGTTCCATCGTGGCTGTTAATCAAAACCACTTCCGGGATAGTCTCCCCCAACGCATGAACCGCCGCCGCTGTGCTTTCGTGCCGAAGGCGCAACATATGCTTAGTAAAGTCAGCCTTCCCAAAGATACGCGTCCGAGACTGGGATGCTTTCACGACATGGAAACCCTCGCGAGCTAATCCATTTAGAACATCCACCGTAGGGATGTAGGCGTATTTTTCCGAACGGGACATATGCGGCGACATTGCGAAAACGGACGGCGCAACAGCGCGGACTTGGTCGAGGGATAAAGCTTGCATGATCATTACCTTTCTAAAACCGCCAAGATGTTCAGCGGACTTGAGAAGGCCTAAAGTATAGTTTCCGTTCCGTCAACTATTATTTTTGAGGGATATGCTCAATTAGAGGCTTGGCGGTGCCTAGCATATCGAGTAAGCGGTGTTTTGCGGTATCGACCACCTGTACATTTTGATCGATTTTAACGTGTTGGTCGCGCCAACCGGCCTGTGCTTTGAGCCAAAAGATCGAACTGATGGTATCGCCGTCCAATGCGCGGCGAGCTAGGCCCATTGCAATCTGGCCGTTCATCCTGTTTTTGGAATTGTCGATTTCGTCTGCATAATATTTGCGGAGCGTCATTGGGTGCATTCCCAAGATTTTGCCCATTTGCTCTTGCGTCAGCCCGACCATTGCCAGTTGCATGACGTTTTCTGCAATAGTTTCAGTGCGTTTGTGCGGGGGATTTGGCCCAGTCTTTTTTAAGGAGGCGATATGTGCCGGTTTCGCCAGATCCATTTCCTCCCCCTTCCCGGCCACCTTGTCCTCGGCAGCGGATCCATTTTCCTGCTCTTGATCCATTTCTCCACCTCAATCCATTTCCTAGCGCCAATCCATTTTGCGCCTGATCCATTTACCCTACACCCACGACAGATCCATTTCCAGCCAATCCAATCGAGCCGGGAGGTGTTGGGCCTCAGCCAATCCAATCCAACCCAATCCGACAGACGAAAAGTATTCCATAGATCGAATTAAACATGTCTCTATCCCTTCTTCTTCTTTCTTCAAGCACCCCACGGACAACTCTACAGACCACCAATCCAAATCCGTGAATATCGGTGTCAGTGTCTGTGTCACAGCGGTGTACTGTACTGTTTAATATATATAAGTATAATATATATATAGAAACCCAGCATTTCTGCGGCATACACACAAAACTTCGTTCAACTTAATTCAAAAAAAAGCCCACATTTCCTACCCTTATTTCAACGTATCAAAACCCCATTTCATGGTCAAAATAGGCAGATACAGATCAAATAATAAATACGGTCTATTTTAATTTAGTCTATCTGTGCTACTCTTGGCCCGTTAGGGGTCATTTTCCCGTTGGAATAAGTACCCCTTTTCTTGAAGTCGAGGACCACCCCAATGTCTGAAATCTTGGATCATGCTGTTGAACCTCTATCTTTAAAGTGGACCATCTCCCCCCCGGCGGGAGATTTAACGGCCTCCACGGCTCTGGATGTACGGAGGCTATTAGACCGGCTATCTGCCTTCACCGGCCTGAGTGAAGGAAATATAATTCTGCATGCCTTGACCAAGTACGAACGCGGCATGCTGAGAGCTGCGGATACAGATAGGGCTACGTTTGCCCCCCAGGATGCCCTCCAGGCCCGTCCTGTTGGCCGACCGAGGATTGAGGCTGTTGAGGACGCTACCCCGAGGCTTGTCGCCAAGAAGCCTCTAAAGCAGCTCCAGAACGGCGCTAATCAGTTTCTGGTCGTTTCTGCCAACCCCAACATGTACGGCCAGAGCATTGTGGGGTTTTCTTTAGTTCTGAAGCATGAGGTACGAAACGAGACGTTTTCGCTCACGCTCGAAGGCAAGGCGGCTGAGGCCCTTTTGGTCACATGCAGCCGGTCTATGCGCCAACAGATTAAAGCCTCGAACATTGCGGACATTGTGGGCAACGTCTTTCCGTTCATCTGCTCGAACGGTCAGCCCATAAAGACCCAGCAATCTGAACTCAAAGTTCTGTAACGCTAATGGTGGAACCAATGCGGCATTCTTCATTGGTTTCACCATTGCTGGCGTTAACCCGGTGCCACCCCCCTTGGCGACAACCCGTAGCCACTGACCACACTGTCCTGGCGCTAACCCGGTGCCACCTCACTTGGCGTTAACCCGGTGCCAACCAAACTGTCCTCACCATAACCAATTGATTTACAACACAAACAAAACATTTGACATCACATTTAGACCTGCTAATATGTGCTGGTTAAACACTCATGGAGGTAATGATAATGACAACTCACACACCCGGCCCGTGGAACGTCACAAAACTGTATGTCAGAAAGCAGGACGGTGGATTGGTCGCAAGCATCAATGACCTCTGGCAGAAACAGAAAACACCTAAAGCTGAGATGGACGCTAACGCCCGTCTCATTGCCGCTGCGCCTGAGTTGTTGGCGGCGCTGGAGGAACTGCTGTGGTCAGCGTCTCGTACCTCACTTGAAAATGACGGCGATTATTCTAATGCGTTTACCGCTGCTCGCGCAGCAATCGACAAAGCCACAAAAGGACAATGACAATGACGACTTACACAGTGATCGCCCCTGGCGGAACAGTCATAGACCGCAACCTGACCGCGCTCCAGGCTATGCGCGAAATGCTCACATACGATGGCTACGCCTATCGCTTCAGGCGCGACCGGGCTGGCAATCTGTTTTTGTATCACACTGACGGATCAGCTAACTCGACACGAGGTGCGCGTAATTTTGTACGCTGTGTTGGCGGAATTAACTCTTCGCTCCCCGGTCTTGCGGGGCAGCGCGAGATCGCTGAACAAGTCATCTTGTCTGAGTGGCCGCGCTTGCCTGAAGCGATGACTGACCAAGACTACAACGACCGCAACGACCTTAACGATTAACCCATCACAACAAGGACAATGACAATGATCACGATCACATACAATACTGCTGTCTACACACCGGCTGGCTGGCGCTCGGAAGTTGTCACCGCGATTGCAAAACAACTCACGCCAAAGCGCGTCCGAGTTGTCGAGGTCACCGATGTCGGTGGCAACGGCAAGACTGGCTACGCCTCACGCACTGGAGCAAACCGACAGACCTACTCTGTTGGCGGGGTTGCTCAACGCGAAATCGGAAAAATTAAGATCCTGAGCGCGTGTACCAGCGTCTCTCTCGCTCCCGACCTCCGCCAAAAGACCATGTCTCACATCCTCACAGCCAT